CCGCACCCTGATTTCCCAGCTTGGCGCCCGCTCGCTGACCGGCCTGGTCGGCAATGCGGACATCACGCGTCAGACCGGCGCCGCAACCGCCTACTGGCTGGCCAACGAAGCCACCGCCATCACCGAAAGCCAGCAAACCGTGGGCCAGCTCGCCCTCACGCCCAAAAGCGTGGGTGCGTACACCGAAATCAGCCGCCTGCTGATGATGCAATCCACCCCCGCGGCTGATTTCCTGGTGATGAATGACCTCTCCAAGGTCATCGCCCTGGCCATCGATCTGGCCGCGCTCGAAGGCTCTGGCGCCGCAGGCCAGCCCACCGGCATCAGCCTCACGGCCGGCATCGGCTCCGTCACCGGCACGGCATTCTCACTGGCCAGCGCCATTGAATTCCAAACCGATGTGGCCAGCGGCAACGCCCTCACCACCGGCTGCGCCTACCTCACCACCCCCACGGTGGCCGGCCTGCTCAGCGGCCGTGCGCGCATTGCCAACACCGACAGCTTGACGCTGTGGCGCGGCAACGTGCTTGAAGGCCAGGTCGAAGGCTACCGCGCTGCCACCACCACCCAGCTCACGGCCGGCAGCATGGTCTTTGGTGATTTCTCCCAAGTCGTCATCGGTGAATGGGGCATGTTGGAAATGGCGCTCAACCCCTACGCCAACTTCCAGGCCGCCATCAGCGGCATCCGTGCCATCCAAACGGTTGATGTCGGCATCCGCCAGGCGGCCGCCTTCAGCCGCGCGGTGTCCATCACCTAAGCCCAGGGGCCGCCGCAGCGCCCACAAAGCGTTGCGGCGGCCATGCCCATGCAAACCACCAAGCCCAGCACCGCGCCCCTTGCGTACATCGTCACCCGCCCCTTCTGGCGGGAAGGCAAGGCCCTGGCCATCGGCGCTCACCTCGAACTGCCTGCCGTCCTTGGCCGCGAACTCGAAACCGCGGGCAAGGTAAAGCCCCAGCCCCCCGCCGCGCAAGAACCCGCGCAAGAGCCCGCGCCTGCAGCGCAGGCCGAGCCCACGCCCG